CACCCCGCCCGACCGCCGCGTGCGGTCCATGACCTCCTCCGTGGGCACGACCCGCGACGGCTACCTGGTCCGCCAGGTGGTTGTCGAATGCGAGGACGGCACGCTGTGGCGACTCTGCGACAACGAAGCCGGGACTGATCACTGGGTCCGGCTCCCTTCCATACCGTCAAGGAACTGAATCATGAAGAGACTGATCAAGCACTACTACGTGGAAATTGCGGACGGCTCCGGGATCATCGGAGCTGCCAACAAGTTCGAGTCGAAGGAACTGGAGGTGATCGGGGAGAACTCGCAGAACCTCGTGGTGAATGACCTCCACTTCACGACGATCCGCAAGACCTCCGACAAGTACAGCACGTGTCTGAACCGCCCCAGCATCGGAATCAGCGTGCGTGACAGCGTCTGGGGGAACCGGATCACGTACAGCTTGTACACGGAGAAGCGGAAACGGGCTGCGACGATCCGCAAGGAAATCGAACGGGCCGTGAATGACAAGCTGGGCTTCTTCCTCCAGGGCCTGGACCTTTCCGTGGTGATGGACTGAACCAATGGCGCTGGCTGAGTTCGAGGACCGCGTGGCAGGCATCCCATGCCTCATCGTGGTCACCTACTGGGAACCCTACGTGCCCGCGAAGGTGAGCGGCCCGCCGGAATACTGCTACCCGGCGGAAGGCGGGTGCGGTGAATGGGAAGTCCGCGACCGCCGCGGACGCCCCGCGCCCTGGCTGGAGCGGAAGCTGACGGACGCGGAGCGCGAACGCATCGACCAAGCCGTGTTCGACCACATGGAAGGCCGCTGAAGACCTCCTCACGATCAATGCCCCGCCGGGCGGCAATGGTGCCGACTTCACTACAGGAGGCCGAAGGCTGCGGGAAAACCGGCGGGGCTCCCTCCTCCTTCTCCACTTCGACCGGGTGCGCTTGGGTTACGGGAGTGCGCTTGGGTTCGGCTCCGAAAAAGTATGAAGCAAGGCGTGGCGGGAAGTCAAGCCCGTCTGGGGTTCCCGCACCTTGCGCTTAGGTTACTTGGGATTCTTACCTGAAATAAATTCGCCCGACAAATCGACCCGGCGGACCGGCCCAGGAGAATCCTTGTTGAGGCTTTCTGGTGTCCGAAGGGCTCCCAGGGGGCTAAGGTAAGTAAGTTAAGTAAGTTAAGTATCTATCTATCTATCTATCTATAAAGGGCTGTTTTATATGGCCTTTTTGCCCGCTTGACTTTTTACTTCTTCGGACGTGGAAGTGAAGCGCGACCCCTCGAACCTAAGCGGAGGACGCCGCGTGCCTGCTTGGGCAATTCGCTCCAGCATACACCTGGGCTCATCGACTCCCGCGGGCGCGACCCTCGCCCTTGGCTAATGTACAACCTCACGCTATACTCGCGGCAAGGATGTCCTTGGGCGTGAGGCCGGGGACGGATCGCCGCGTGATGCGCGATTGACGAACAGTACACTGAGAGGGGAGCGTGATGCGCCCGATTGAAAAACTTCAGCGGAAGCCGATGGTGCCCTTCACCTCGGACCGCAAGCAGCAGTTCCTGGACCTGTTCCGGTCGCACCCGGAGTTGAATGGGTGCCGCGCCCTTTGCGCGGAGGCGGTGGGCGTCTCCATCACCACTTTGTATGATCATCTGAAGCGTGACCCGGAGTTTGCCGAAGCCTTCGAGGACGCGCTGCAAGCCTTCATTGACGAGAACATGTTTGCCCCGGCCCTGAAGCGGGCGCGGGACGGCGTGGAGCGCCCGATCATCGGCGGGAAGTTCAAGGATGAGATCATCACCTATGAGAAGGTGTACAGCGATTCGATGATGCTGGCGATGCTCCGCGCACACAAGCCGGAGTTCAAGGACAAGGACGGATCGGGCATGAGCCAGAGCGGATCGGGCGGGGGCGTGCTGATCGTCCCGGGGGCTCCGGCCACGATCAACGAGTGGCAGAACCAGTTTGGGGACCTCGCCCGCGGGACCGTGGGCCGTCCGACCGGGGAGGGCAGCTGATGTTTGCCCAGACCGAAGTGAGCAAGGCGGTCGCCATCGCGGCCCGCCCGGACTACCCGATTGAGTGGCGCGAGGCGGAGCCCGGCGAGCTGCGGGGCTACTACGTGGACCCGGAGACGGGCAAGGAGTCGGAGGCGACCTGGTGCCCGCAGTACGGGTCGCAGCTCGCCTTCCTCATGGCACACCCGATCTTCGAGGTGCTGTATGAGGGGACGCGCGGCCCGGGCAAGACCGACTGCCTGCTGATGGACTTCCTTCAGCATGTGGGGAAGGGCTACGGGTCGGAGTGGCGGGGCATCCTGTTCCGTCAGACCTACCCCCAGTTGTCGGACGTGATCAACAAGACCAACAAGTGGTTCAAGCGCATCTTCCCGGGGGCCAAGTACAACAAGGTGGAGCACAAGTGGACCTTCCCGGACGGCGAGGAGCTGCTGCTGCGTCACATGAAGTCGCCGGAGGATTATTGGAACTACCACGGCCACGCATACCCGTGGATTGGCTGGGAAGAACTCTGCAACTGGCCCGACGACAAGTGTTACACCGTCATGATGTCCTGCTGCCGCTCCACGAAGCCGGGGATGCCCCGCTGCTACCGGGCGACCACCAACCCCTACGGCCCCGGCCACAACTGGGTCAAGGCCCGCTTCCGCCTCCCCCACATGCGCGGTCGGGTGATCCTGGACGCGATGCGAGACGGCGATCGCGAACCGCCCCGGGTCGCCATCCACGGGTCCATCTATGAGAACCAAATCCTGCTCCACGCTGACCCGGAGTACATCAGCAAGATTCGAGCCGCGGCCCGGAACCCCTCCGAACTCGCCGCCTGGCTCCACGGCTCCTGGGACATCATCGCGGGAGGGATGTTTGACGACATCTACCGCGGGGACGTACACGTGGTGCCCTCCGTCCCGCTGTCGGTGATCCCGAAGCGGTGGAAGATTGACCGCAGCTTCGACTGGGGCAGCTCCAAGCCCTTCGCCGTCCTGTGGTGGGCGGAGTCGAATGGGGAGCCGTTCGAGTGGAATGGCCGCGTGTACGGGAAGGTGCGGGGCGATCTGTACCTGATCCAGGAGTGGTATGGCTGGAACGGAACCCGCAACGAGGGCGTCCGCATGCTCGCCTCGGAGGTCGCCCAAGGGGTGAAGGACCGGGAGGATGACTGGGCGCTGGAAGGTCGGGTCAAGCCCGGCCCCGCTGACTCCTCCATCTTCGACGTGGAGAACGGCAACAGCATCGCCGTGGACATGGAGAAGAAGGGCGTGCGCTGGACGCCCGCGGACAAGGGCCCAGGCTCGCGCAAGCAGGGCTGGGAGCAAATCCGCAAGCTGCTCAAGGGGGCGCTGCCTCCGGCGGGCGGGGGACCGCGCGAGGTCCCTGGGCTGTTCATCTTCGACGGGTGTCAGCAGACCATTGAGACGGTCCCGGTGCTGCCCCGCGACGACAAGGACCTGGATGACGTGAACACGGAGGCGGAGGACCACATAGCCGACTGCATCAGGTATCGGGTAAGGAAGAAGCTGCGTGGCGTCAAGCAGGGCAACATGTAATACAACTTGCCGGGTCCTCGCCTTCGGGCGAGAATCCGCGAACCAGGAGAACCGACCATGGCCGACAAAGACCCAAAGAGCCCCGCCACGACCAGCGGGGCGTATGACCAGATGCTCCCGCGCTGGCACGTCATCGAGACGCTGCTGGGCGGGACCGAAGCAATGCGCGAGGCGGGCGAGACGTACCTGCCCCGCCACCAGGAGGAGACGGACAAGGGCTATCAGGAGCGCATGGCCTCCGCCGTCCTCCTCAACATGGTCGAACAGACGCTGGACACCATGAGCGGCAAGCCCTTCAGCGAGCCGATCAAGCTCAACGAGGACGTACCCAAGGCGATTGAGGAGACGATCATGACTGACGTGGACCTCCAGGGGAACAACCTGGACGTGTTCGCCCGTCAGTGGTTCCGCGAAGGCATGGCCAAGGCCCTCTGCCACGTCCTCATCGACATGCCGCGCCCGGCCCCGCGGGAGGACGGCCAACCCCGGACCCTGGCGGATGACCGCCGGGAGGGCCTGCGCCCGTACTGGGTGATGATCAAGCCGGAGTGCCTGCTGTTCGCCCGGTCGGAGGTGATCAACGGGGTCGAAGTCCTCCAGCACGTCCGCATCATCGAACACTACATGGAGCAGGACGGCTTCGCGGAGGTCTGCAAGCGCCGCATCCGCGTCCTGGAGCCGGGCCTTGTCCAGCTCTGGGAGCCGGTGAAGAAGTCCAACGCCCAGAAGGAGGAGTGGGCGCTGGCGGATGAGTGGGCGACGGGGCTGAACTACGTCCCGCTGGTCACCTTCTACGCGGACCGCCAAGGCTTCATGATGGGCAAGCCCCCGCTCCTGGACCTGGCTCACATCAACGTGGCGCACTGGCAGTCCGCCTCCGACCAACGCCACATCCTCACCGTCTCCCGCTTCCCGATCCTCGCCTGCTCGGGGGCGTCTGGGGAGGACTCGGACCCGGTGGTGGTAGGGCCGAACAAGGTGCTGTACAACCCGGACCCGGCGGGCCGGTTCTACTACGTGGAGCACACCGGCAAAGCCATCGCCGCGGGCCGCACGGACCTCAAGGACCTTGAGGAGCAGATGGCGGGCTATGGCGCGGAGTTCCTGAAGCGCAAGACCGGCGGGCAGACGGCGACCGCCCGGGCGCTGGACAGCGCGGAGGCGACCAGCGACCTGAGCGCGATGACTGGGCTGTTCGAGGACGCCCTGGCCCAGGCCCTGGACATCACCGCGGACTGGCTCCGCCTTGGGCCGAACGGCGGCACCGTGGAGCTGGTGAAGGACTATGACCTGGAGGAAATGGACGCCCCGGGCCTTCAGGCCCTCCAAGTCGCACGCGAGAAGCGCGACATCAGCCGCAAGACCTACCTGAACGGCCTCCGCCTGCGCGGGGTCCTCCCGGAGGACTTCGATGAGGATGAGGACTGGGAGGAGCTGATGGAGGAAATCAGCGAGGCGATGGGCCGCGCTGGCTTGGACCTGGACCCGGCCCAGAAGAACCCGCCCGAAGGTGGGGAGGGTGGGGGCGAAGGCGAAGGCGAGGGCGGCGAAGGCGGAGAAGGTGGTGGAAATCCTGGAGGCGAGTCATGAACGTCTGGCACTTCTTGGGGCTTTGGCTCCTCCTGAGCATCGTCCTCGCCCCGTTGATCGGGCGTTGTACCCACTTCGGCATGAACGGACCCAAGCCTGAGTCGGAGGAACGCTGATGGCTTCTACTCCCGACACTGTAGTGGTGTATATGAAGCGGGTCGCGGATGGTTTCGAGGAGACCGCCGCAACCCTCGCTGAAATTGGAGTAAGCCCGGAGGTTCATGACGGCATCCTGGCCCGTATCGCCGAGCTCCAGAAGCTGTATGGCGTCCCGGATCGGGTGTTCAAGGGGGTGGCCTATACCTCCGGGCTCACCTCCGATTACGACAACTTCACCAAACGTCTCACGTTCTCCACCAACGGGTTGGGGGGTACTTGGGAGGCTGCTGAGCGGGCGATGGCGGATCGCGGCTACTCGGTCAATGTGGGTGGCCGCGGGCTGTCCTCGCTGATCGACCACGAATATGCGCATGCGGTCGAGGCTCACATAAAACAGTCGTTGGATGACGACGGCTTTGCCGCTTGGAAAGCCGCAAGAGAGGACCTGCGCAAGCGGCTGGGCGATCCTAGTGAGTATTCAAAAAAGAACCTGAGTGAATGGTTCGCGGAGAGGTTCGCCTTGGAACAGGGCGGGGGGACCGATCAACGCACCCTCCTCGTGGAGGGGGTCGGGAGGTTCCGCGAGGACTACCTGGGCGACAATGGTATGCGGGAACGCCTCGCTGCCGCGAAGCCTCCCGCGGGCCGTTCTCCCGCCCCCGTCACCCAGACCATCAACGAGGCATACCGGGACGCCGCGCTGCGTCACCAAATCGACCTGCGCCGCTACACCGCGGGCCTGACCAAGCGGGTCGCCCGGCTCCTGGAGGAGGCGGACCGCGACCTGACCGAACGCCTGCGCACCCGGCTCGCCCGCTTCGAGGGCCGTGACCTGGACTTCACCGGCGAACGCTGGAAGGCTCTGCTCACGGACATCCGCGGAGCCCGGGCCGCGGCCCTCGCGGAGTACAAGACCCTGGTGCGGGACGAACTCGGGCAGCTCGCCGTCCTCGAAGGCCAGGCCGAAATCGACCTGCTACAGTCCTCCATCACGATTGAGGTGGGCTTCATGGCGGTGAACGCGGACCAGCTCCGGGCCATCGCCACCTCCCGCCCGTTCCAGGGCCGGTTCCTCCGGGACTGGTTCAGCACCCTGGAGGCGGTGGACCAGCAGCGGCTGACCACGGCCCTTCAGCTCGGGATGACGAACGGGGAGCCCATTGACGACATCGTGCGGCGGGTGGTCGGGACGCGCAAGAACGCCTATGCGGACGGCATCTTGTCGATGACCAGGCGGGACGCCCAGGGGATCGTCCGCACCGCGGTGAACCACGTGTCCAACACCGCGCGGGGCTACGTCTGGGACGCCAACAGCGACATCATCACGGCGAAGGTCTGGGTGAGCACGCTGGACGGTCGGACCACGGCTGTATGCCGCGCCCGGGACGGCCACGGGAGCCCCGTGGGCGACAATGAGCTGCCCGCGGACATCCCC